ATTGCATTACTCGCACCTGTTACTGAAAGGCTATCCTGTAAATTTTCGTAAGGAGTCCAAGATGTGTTATTTTGAACACTCAAAGTTGCAGAAACCAAATTGCTAATGTTTACTGTAGCTTTTTCTACATCTAAAAGTGGAACTACTGTAGTTCTTGTGGCAGACTGGGAACCAGCGCTGCCAGGAATGGTAAAACTTTCGTCACCTACTCTCGTTAGTTTTTTACCTTGTCCACTCACGTTTAACAATGTTGGAGTACTCCTACTAAAATCAAAATTTCCTTCAGTAATAATACAACCTTCTATTTTAAAAGTTGAATTATTTGTTTGTATATACAAGTCAAATTCTTTTAGAATATCACTTGTAGTCGTTAACAAAAGATCTAGCACGATACTTTCATGTCTTTCTCTAGTGAGATGAACTGCAAAACTAAAGTTCGCAGGATTTGCTTTCGTTATACTAGAACCTTGAAACATTTTTGTCTGATCGTGCAAAGTCTTTACTTGAAACGCATCTTCCGCAAATGTTTGGTCAAACGAAAGGTTGGGAGTTACATACAATCTGTAGTAACTCCCGTTGTATACAACGTATACTTTACTTTCTCTAAGAAAGTTAAAACTCATTATACTGAGTAATCAGTTCCGTAGTTTGTACTATCATTGTGTGATGCACTACCTACGTACTTCACTGTAGCTTCATCAGTGTTTGTAATAGCTGTACCTAAAGCAGCAAATTCAACACTAACTGAAATTAAGTCAGCAACTTCAATTGTTGGAATTGCTAAATGGGCTTGTGGAATATCAAACTCCGCATAAGGAGCAGATTCGCCACCCATAAATAAACTCATATTAAAAGAGTTTGTAACAAGATCGGTTGATGCTTGTAAATCTTGCAATAATTGGTTTGAAGCTGTTGATCCTGTTTCAAGATACATATTTAATGTTCCTGAAATTTGTCTTGATCCTGTAAATGAACCGATAGACTTATCAACAATACCTAATGTTTCTGGAGTTAGATAAGTAATATTATTTGTAAAAGTAATACTACCACCAGTAATTTTAACACCTGAGTATGTTTTTGCGTCAAGACCACCTTGTGCTGCTCCTCCACCTTGTGCTGAGTCAACAACTAAACTCAAGGTTGAAAGCTTATTCTTAATGTAGTCTGCATCATCAACACCAGTTACATCAACATAGTTCATAGCTTCTGCATAATCTTCTGAAGCATTTGCAGAGTATGCTCTTGCTGAATCACTTGAATTTGAACTATAAACAGTATTTGGGTCTTCTATTGGATCAGAAATCTGATCAATAGTTGTACAGTTTCCTGACCAAGTAATTGTACCAATACCATCAATTGAGAAATCAACTTCTGCTTGGTTTACTTGACATTCATTTAGTCTGTATGTTGTGTTTTCTAGAACAAAGTAAAGTTGAAACTTCATTAGTTCATGTACTTCAGATTCTGCAAAGTCTACTAAAAAGTTAGTACTATTTGTAGTTACAGCTGCGCCGGTTCCACTATTAATACCTTCTAATTCAGTACCTGCTAAACCAGACCATAAAAAGTTTTCAACAGAATCATGATCATTTTCTGTACCCCAGCTATTTGCGCTGTGCTTATATGGTCTTACATAAGTTTGAAAAGACCACTCACCTGCGTCTAGAGAGTCATTAAATCTTTTTGATCCTCTATTTGGTGTAGCACCCGCTTCGTTAATTGTTACGTCTGTTGTAGTGTTAGCTTGTGAGAATGAGTAACCATCTAATACACCAACTCGGAAAGTATTAGCGTCTGTACCATTTCCTTTAAATAGTCCTAAAGCTGCTCTTGAACCATCAACAGTTGTTGTTCCACCAATGGAACCAACTGTAACAGTTACATCACCAACTAAAGTACTACTATCAATACTGGTATTTCCAGCTGCAGCGCAAGTAATTACGTCACTTGCAGCATGCCCGCTTCCTCTACCATTATTTGGTACAAAAACATGAGTTACAACACCACTACTTACAGCAGCTACTCTGAATCTTGCGCCTGTTCCAGACCCATCAGTTCCAGATTGTACTAAAACATCGCCTACTTTATAGCCACTTGTACCACCACTTGTTACAGATGCGGTTTTAATTCCAGATCCGCTAGCATGTACCCCGTTTGCTTTACTAAGGTAGACTCGCGTTTCTCTTGATAAATTAAGTGCCATTATTTTTCTCCTATTATCTTCGGAAAGGGACCAGCAAGATGTTTATCTGCCATGCCGTTTCCTAATATCGTACTTCAACAACTATTTCTCCAATTCCTAAAGGTTTTATTACTCCTTCATCAGTAGTTAAACTAATAACTGTCATAGAAGTAGTCTTAAGACTTGGATTAACAGTGTCATCATACACTAGTGCATCATTGTCATCAATTATTTTTTCAATATCTTCAAACAATAATGCGAGTTCTTCTTGGGGATCCTCTTCGTTTTTAACGTATCCCCTAATTGTAACCGTTAAAAATCTCCATTTAAATTCTGCAGGTTGATACTCACGAGTTTCATCTCCTGCTACAACACAAACTTTTGGATAAGATTCTATCTCGTCCAGAAAGATCATGTTTCCCTTTACATTTTCAAAAACATTTGATATGTAAGGGTGACTTCCATCAATTTGTTTTAGTTTTTCAACTAAAGCATCTACTATCTTTTTTCTTTTTGTTCTATATACTGCCATTATGCTTTCCTTAGGGTAAACTTATTCCCCAAGGCTTTTTGAGCAAGTTCTCTAATACTTTTTGTAATTAGAGGTCTTGGGTTATATCCACTTGGCCATCTATCACTATTTTCAAAAGTGGCATATGGATTTTCCATATAAGAATACTCTCCTATAACTGTCTTTGGACCTTGTATTAGATTATCTAGTTTTACACTATTTGCAAATCTTCCTGTTTGATATTCTAATCCAGGTCGTCCCATATTTGCTTTAACTGCATCTGGCAGTCTTCTATTAATATTTTCTTTTAGTATGTTTAATCTTCTTTGTCCTGTCGGCTTTTGTCTTACTTCTTTACCTGCCTTTGTTGAAGCTGCATATGCCTGTAATTCTGCTACAATATTTCTTTTCTTAGTAGCTGCTTTACTGTTCTGTCTTTTTACTCCACTTACTTTTCCAGTACTAGCTCTTTTTGGAGTAAACTTTTTAGTACTAGCACTCTTATATACTTTAGCTCTTCTTTGCATAAAGGCTGCAGTAAGTTGATCTATTAATTCTGCATCAACTCTTTTTGAACCTTCAACTTCAAATGAAGCCATAGCAAGTTTTTCATATAGTTTTTGTTCACTAGTAGTTAAAGTTTGATCATAGTTTCTTAAAGTTGCATTTCTAATTTTTCCTAACGCTTCTTGTACTCTACCTTTTTGTTTTTGATTATACTTAGGTGTTGTAAATCCAAACTTAACTTCAGCTTTTCCATCTAAAGCAGCAACATACTTTTCTTTATCTATTTTTATGTAAGATTGCTCTTCTAAATCGTTTATAATTTTATCAATAGTTCCAGGTTCAATATTACCGTAAGAGTCTATTTGAGCAGCTAGTCTTTCCATAAAAGCTAGTTGCTTTTGAAGCTCTCTGATTTGTCTTTTTACGAGTTCTGCACCTGCTCTTCTTCCACCAAGTTGTCCAACAAATCTTCCTGTTTCTGGACTTACTCCTGTGCCAAAAGTTTCATCGTCTTCAATTTCTGCTAAAGCTCCTTGTAGAAGATTTATTACTATTGCTGTTCTTGTATTTATATAAGTTATATCTTGGTGATCTAAGTCTAGTCCTGATCTTAGTGACACTCCTAGTCTTTTGCTAATATTATCTACTTGTTGTTTTATTTGTGCAGCATTCCCTACACCTATCTCTCCAAGAATAAATTCAAATTGTTCTCTACTTTTTGATCCATAGAAAAAAGTTAGTCTATCTATAAAAGTTTGAGTTATATTTAAACGACCAACTAAAGCAGCATTTACATCTTCTCTAAAATTATCGTCTGCTCTAAATATATTATCTACTAATCTTTCTGCTATAGATTCGTAGTTTTGTCCGCCCTGTATAGGGGCTTTCTGAACTACATATTTTGTCACTATTTATATACCTTATACATATCAAGTATTCGCTTGATATAGTCTGGGAAATCAATATTTCCTGGTATAGAACTACTAATTTGGTTAGAAACTGTAGCTCCTGCTATATTTAATCTTTCTTTTCTTTCATCTTTTAAGTAGTATTTTACCAAATCAAAACAAGCTAATTTAATGTCTGATGGTGTAGATGCATACCCTGCATTGTATACTACTTTTACTGCTTTTCTTCCTTTCGGAAAGTTTTTGTCTGCTGTGTCTGTTGTTCTAAAAATTGTATCGGATTCATAATCCACTGTATAATCATATTTGCCACTTGAGTCTGAGTTTTCGCTTATTAATGTAATGTAGCTATCAGCCTGTGAGCTTCTTTCTTCTACTGATACTACTGTAACAAGTGGGCTTTCATCTAGCATGACTGCGTTTGTCATGTTGTCTTTTATATCAAAGTATTCTGTTTTATTAGTACTATAGTAGTCCAAAAATGAAAGTCCGCAATATCTTTTTACTGCTTGACTTATTGATGGTATAATAACATTAATCTTAGCATCTTCGCTAAGACCATTTATCCCAGCAAAGTCTTTGTATTGCTGTAAAGTTATTAAATTGTTTCCACCTGTTATTACTGCCATAGTTCAAAAAGTGAGGGGATAGGCTCCCCTCCAGCCATATTAGCTATTAACTAGCTGAATACATGTAACCCCATTTTGAAGTTGCACCATCAATAAGATCAGTAAAGCCTAATCTTTGTGAAGCCACTAGGACTCTTCTTTGGTTTGCTACTTCGTAGTCGGACTCAATGGTTACACCTCTGAGTCTTGGCATTACAAAGTTTCTTGGGTATACAGCAACTGCTGCGAAAGCACCTGTTGCTGGTGTGGCAAATTCG